AACGACTTTTTTAAGACCTTAATTGCCTATGAAGCACATCAGGCCGCATTAGCCAAGCAAGAAGCGTTAACTGGCAAATTGTCTGACTTATCAGACGAAGACTTACTAGAAATGGTCAACAAAACACTGAAAGAGAAAAAATAACATGAGCACCGAAAACAAGATAAACCTGCCAATAGCCGTTAGAGAAATTTTTCCAGAAGAGCATAACTTTGTATTAAACTCTTGGATTAAGTCTGGACATAGGTCACGAAATTTTGAAGCAGTTGCCAAAGAAATTTACACCCTTAATCAACACGAGATTATCACCAGCCTGTTAACACGGTCTAAAATATTAGTTGCACAAGAGCTAGACAAACCAGAAAATTTATACGGTTACATTGTTTATGATTACATAGACGGCGTATTCACCTTACATTACGCCTACACTAAACAATTTTTTCGAGGTCTTGGCGTCTTTAAATTAATGTTAGAACATGCCGGTTTTGCCGCAGACACAGCAGGCTTTTACACACATCAAACCAAAGTCTGTGAAAAAGTTATGCCTGCCGTAAATTTACTTTATAATCCGTATCTGCTAATAAACCCAAAATTCAGTCCACTATGTCGCAATCCGAACCGTAAAGTAACAAGTCTTAAAATATCAGATTTAACGCCATCAATGCCCTTAACAACAGGAGAAAAAAGTGAATAATGTTATCCTAGATGAATCAATGCAGGTTACTGGTCATACAGTAGAAGAGTTACCAATAGAGCAGTTAAAACCTAGCGATTATTTTCCAGGCCAAGAACTTGAGCTTCTAAAGGCCCGCATGAAACGGGAAGTAAAAGCGTTTAGCCACAACGAATTAGCAAGACAGTACGTTGACCTTTATACTACTTTAATTGTCCTAAATAAGGATTATATGGCCCTACAAAAAGTGCTTAAAGACGTTAAACAGTTGGAGAGCCTGTTGGAAGAAGCTGTTAAACTAAAAGCTGAACAAGAAAAATCTGCTGAAAATAATTCTGAGCAAGAAAAATCTGCAGAAAATAATTCTGAACAAGGCAGTCAAAATGCGTAATTTAACAATAATATTTATTCTTCTAATGTCCTTTGCTGCCGGAATTTTAATAAATAAACATAGAAATATGCCCGCAGAACTTTCCAGTGAAGAGAAAATGATACAAGCCACAATACTAATAACATCTTTAAAAGGCGGAGGCGGTTCAGGCTCTATTGTTTATAGCGACAATGTTTATAGTCTTATTCTTACAAACGCACACGTATGTAAAGCAATTGCAGAAGGCGGCAGAGTAACTAGTACATCTGGAAAATCTGCCTTAATTGAATATTATGGCCTGTACGAAGACCATGATTTATGCCTAATAAAAGTTTCAGTAAACATGGGACCTGCTGTAAAAATTGCTAAACAAACTGCAAACATTCAAGAAAAAATTATTGTTTCTGGTCACCCAAGTTTACTACCACAAACATTTGCAGAAGGTAGAATAACTGGTAAACAAGAAATTGATATTTTGGCAGAACTAAGACCATGCACCGAAGAAGAGTCTAAGCAAATTATAGCATGTGCATTTTTCGGAGGAATTCCAGTTGTTAAAAAAATGGAAGCAATTTCAACTTCAGCACTAATAATGCCAGGTTCTTCAGGCTCTGCAGTATATAACCAAAATGCAGAAATTGTAGCCGTAGTATTCGCAGGTCGCGGCGGATTATCATATGGATTTTTAGTTCCATTTGAACACGTTAAACAATTTTTAGACCAAGAAGAAATTTATTTTACAAAAATTAAATATGATACACAATTATAAATATGGCATTTTGCCAGAAACCGGAGAAAACATGCAATCAAACAATTTAAAAATCAAAATGGTAAAATTCTATCAATCTGTAAGATTTAACAAAAAAGAATACACATCAGCTACAAATCCAGACTTCATCACAATGAGAACTTCTGATGAAAAATTGAAAATTTCTGTAAACTCAGTTGGTGTAACATTAGAAAATGACGAAGAAGTAACTCAAATTTCTTGGAATAATGTTGCCTATATAAACTATGTTAAAGAAGATAATGTTGAATCTAAACAGGAGCAATTACCAGAACCTGTGCAAAAACCTGCCAGCAAAAAGCAAAACTTCAGAGATATTTAGGCTGCCGATTATAAACTTTTAAACCGACACGGAAATAGGTGGCATAATTGTCCCAAAACGAAAAAGTAAAAAACATAAATAAGGCCGCTATTCTGGCAGAAATCCAGAAGCGAGCCGAACGTGTTAAAGTAAAAAAGTTTAGTATTGAAGATTATTGCTTTACTGAACAAATAAACTTTATTAGAGACCCTGCCAAATTTAAAACCGCAGTATGCTCAAGACGTGCCGGAAAATCAGAAGCTTGTGCCGCAGACCTTGTTGATACTAGTCAAAATTTGAAAAATGCTACCTGCCTATATATAACATTAAGTCGCGTATCTGCCGAACGTATTATTTGGCGTACTTTACTAAAAATAATTGAAGAACATCAACTTAAAGTTAAAATAAATAATAAAGAACTTTCCATTAAGTTTTTAGACACCAATTCTATGCTATACGTGTCAGGTGCAAAAGACGCTACCGAAATTGAAAAGTTTCGTGGTATGTCTCTAAATAAGGTTTATATTGACGAATGTTTTCACCCAGATACATTAATAGAAACTTTATCAGGATTAAAAAAGATTTCAGGTATTTCCACAAAAGACTATGTAAAAAGCGCCTTAGGCTTTAAAAAAGTAACTGAAATTACAAAAAAACAAAAAAATCTATTTACAAAACTGATTTTCAATGGTAAAGTGATAAAGTGTTCATTAGAGCATCCATTTTTAACCGATAACGGTTGGAAAAAAGCTAAAGATTTAAAAGTAGGAGAGAATCTTGTTAAAACCACAACAGCAATGCGACTATTGCAAGAAGCTATTCACGAAACCAGGCCGGAGGATTTATCGGTTTTGCAGTCTACATTGTTGTGGGAAGTGGAGTCGAGAGAATTGTCCGAACCCAATGGAAAACAAAGATACTCGAGAAAAAATGGCAGCAACTTTGAAAAGAGTTGGACACAAACCAACAATTCGAAAAGGGAACGGACATGGACCAACAGAACCAGAAAAATTAATTATGGAAGCTATTCCAGAAATTACTTGGAACTTTGCAATTGGTTTAGGAAGTCGTGGAAATGGTTATCCCTCCAACTACAAAGTGGATTTAGCTTTTCCAGAAGTAAAATTAGCGATAGAAATAGATGGCTTATCTCACAACCTAATATCAAGGAGAGAACAAGACACGAAGAAAGTAGCGAAACTAAGTATATTAGGTTGGAAAGTATTGAGATTCAAGAATCTAGAAGTGATTCAACAAACCCAGAAGGTTATTTCTACGATATTGGAGTTGAGGGACACCCTAGTTTCACAGTCAACGAAGTATTAGTACACAATTGTCAATCCTTTAAACCATATATAAAAGAACTGGTAGAAGATGTACTAAGCTGGGCAACAAAAGACGTTGCTGGAACTATGTGCTTTACAGGCACTCCTGGACCAATACCTGCAGGCTACTTTTATGAAATGTCTACTAAAACAAATAAAAAAGTTAGTCAACATAAGTGGACACTGTTACAAAATCCCTGGATAAAAATAAAATCTGGCATGGAGCCTGCTGAAATATTGGCAGAAGAACGTGCCCGTAAAGGTATAACTGAATCTGACCCAACATACAGACGAGAGGCTCTCGGAGAATGGGTTAAAGACGAAAATGCACTGGTAATAAAATTCTCACAAAACAAAAATGTGGTCAATTCATTTCCTACAGATTTAACATATATATTTGGAGTAGACATTGGTTTTAATGATGCTGATGCAATTGCTGTAATAGGTTATAATTACACTTCCAACAATGTATTTTTGGTAGAAGAAGTTGTTCAAGCAAAGCAAGACATAACTACCCTAGTTGGCAAAATAAAAGACCTTCAGGCATTTTATAAGCCAGTAAAAATTGTTATGGACGCAGGAGCACTAGGTAAAAAAATACAAGAAGAGATTAGAAACAGGCACGGAATAAATGCCGAAGCTGCCGATAAAAACCGTAAACTGGAGTATATAGAGTTACTTAATGATGACCTTAGGTCAGGACGTTTTAAAACATTTCCAGGTAGCATATTTGAACAAGAATCTAATATTATAGTATGGGATTATGATGGGCCTGTGAAGAAAATTTCTGACCGTACACATTCTGATTTGCTCGACTCAGTTTTGTATAGTTTCCGTGAAGCAAAACATTATTTTGAAAAAGAAGTTAACAAAAAGGCAGAAAAGTACTCTAAACAATGGTTAGACGAACAAGAAATGCTATTAGCACAACAGCTTAAAAATAAAATGAATGATGAAGAAGATATTGTCAGCCAGGATGACATTGAATCAATATTTGAAGATGATTCAGAAATGTTTAGTATATCAGATTCCAGCGGAGACGACTGGTATTAGCTGGCAGTATAACCCGGCCAGACAAAATATGAATATGTAACCAGGCCAACCAAAATATAATTATGACACATAACAGGAGCAACCGCATATGATGTTAAGTATCGAGGAAATAAAGGAATTAGTGAAGTTTGCACGCAACCTAAAAGTAAAGAACTTACAAATAGGTAATGTAAAAATAGAAATGTCAGACTACGCCTTTATAGAAGATGTTTCTAATGCACCCGGCACGGTAAAATCTCCATTAGAGCGAGAAAACTTAGACAGCCAAAAAAATTGGTCAGACGATAGCGACAAAATGTCTCAAGAAGAATATGATTCTTTACTGTTTCACAGCTCTAACAGCTAGTTTTGGCATATGCCGTTATAACAACATAATGCCCCAAAAGGATAGAAAAAATGTTCAATCAAAATCAAAACGTATATGCCAGCCACTGGTACAAAGAAGATAATAAGCCAGAATCTTTATTTGGATACCTAAAGTCATTAGAAAATGAACAGTCTTATATATCTGCAAACAATTTAAGACACCTCAGGTTATACAGTGAATCTGAATTTAACAGTTTATCTAGTTTTAACTATGCCCGGATAGAACCTTCATTAGCAGGCGGTAACAGAGTTACATTCAACATTGTACAAAGCATGATTGACACCGCTGTTTCTAAAATTACTAAAAATAAACCACGTCCTTATTTTCTTACAGATGGCGGCGACTGGTCTTTAAAACGTAAGGCGCAAAAACTTACTCAGTTTGTTGATGGTGCATTTTACACTACTGATTTTTACCGCAAAGCCACAACTGCATTTAAACATGCCTGCATCTGGGGAACAGGTGCAATTAAGATATACAAGCAGGACAATGAACTTCAAGTAGAAAATGTTATCATTGAAGAAATTGTTGTAGACCAAAAAGAATCTTTTTATGGCAAACCACGCCAAATTCACCAAAAAAAGTGGATTCACAGAGAAGTGCTGAAGACAATGTTTCCTGGTAAAGCAGGAGCAATAGACCTTGCAAACTCTACACTACAAGAATTTGGATATCAAAGTGAGAATAAGGCCGACATGGTTTTAGTAGTAGAATCCTGGAAATTAAGGTCAGGAAAAAACAAAAACGATGGCCTTCATGGAATATACATTTCAAATGCAACTCTATTTGAAGAAAAATGGAAGAAAGACTATTTTCCGTTTGTGTTCTTTAAGTGGAATGAGTCTCCAATTGGATTTTTTGGAGAAGGAATTGCTAAACAATTAACTGGCCTGCAAATTGAAATTAATAAGATTTTACGAACTATTCAGGTCTCAATGCACTTAGTGTCTGTGCCAAAAATATTTGTAGAAGCAAGTTCTAAAATTGTAACGTCTCACTTGAATAATAAAATTGGTGGCATTATTAAATATGCTGGAACCCCTCCAACAGAAGGTAAATTAGGAACTATTCCACCAGACTTATTTAATCACCTAGACAGACTATATCAACGTGCTTTCAGCATTATTGGAATATCTCAACTTTCTGCTCAGGCCCAAAAGCCACAAGGGCTTAATTCTGGCAAGGCCTTAAGAGCCTACAACGACATCGAAACAGAAAGATTTACATCAGTAGGCCAGGACTATCAAAATGCTGCTTTAGACGCAGCTCGTCAAATGATAGATGTTATTAAAGAAATTTCAGACGAAACTGGTAATTTCTCAGTTAAAAGTCCAGGCTCTAAGTTTTTATCAAAAATAACATGGAAAGATGTGGAATTGGAAGAGTCTGACTATATCATGCAATGTTTTCCAATATCGGCATTATCGCAAGACCCAGCATCTCGTTTATCGGAAGTACAAGAATTAATCCAAGGCGGTTTATTGGATAAACAAAATGGAATGAAATTATTAGACTATCCCGACCTTAGGTCATATTATGACATGGTAAATGCAGGTATAGATATAATAGAGCAACAAATTGAATTTATGGTAGATAAAAATGAATACACAGGCCCAGAACCATATATGAACCTGCCACAAGCAATGGTAATGGTACAAAATGCTTATCTTAAATTCAAAGTTGAAGGCGCTCCTGAGGAAAATCTAGACCTTTTAAGAAGATATTTAGATGAGTGTAATGAGTTATTAGCACAAGCATCAGCGCCTACGCCAGAAGAGCAAATGCAAATGGAGCAGCAGGCTATCCAGACGGGAAGACCTGCAACTCCTCCAACAGCAGAATTATTACCTAATAACCCTATAGGATAATATGAAAACTTGTTGTGTATGTAAAATTAAACAACCTAAGGAAAACTTCTGTAAAAACACCCAAGCAAAAGATGGATTAAATTATCAATGTAAAAGCTGTAAAAAAATAATTGGAAAAAAATACTATTGGAGTGATACAGAAAGAGAAAGTAATAGGAAAAAAGAATACTATATAAAAAACAAAGAAATTTTAAATAAAAAAATATATAAATACAAAAAAGAAAGAAAGAAGACCGATAAACTATTTAAATTTTCAGAGGATACTAGGCGCCTTATAAGACAAGCATTTAAAAGAAGAGGTTTTACAAAGAATACCAAAACATATCAAATATTAGGATGCTCTTTTGAAGATTTTAAAATTCATCTAGAAAACCAATTTGTACCTGGAATGAACTGGGGTAATCGCAATAAATGGCATATAGACCACATAGTACCAGTTAGTTTAGGGAAAACTGAAGAAGAAATAATAAAATTGAATCATTATACTAATTTAAGACCACTTTGGGCTGAGGAGAACCTTAAAAAAGGCAGCAAATATGAGCAGGTCTAGAAAAGCGCCATACTGGACAGACGGCTCCGGCTCAAAATGGAAGAAAAAAGCCAAAAAACAAGCTAACAATGTTGTAAAAGCGACAAAAGATATTGCAAACGGAAAATCATATAAGAAAGTATTTGAGTCCTGGTTAATATGTGACTTTAAGTTTCCAGACCCCAAAAATCCAAAGGCCTACAGAAAATAGTGCTGGAATATGCTCAGAAATATATAATATTGACACATAGTTGGACGCTATTGTCAAGAACTTAAAAACGTCCTTAAAAAGCTAACAGGAGAATTTATGTCAGAAAGTTTATCTATTCAGGATATGCCAATTTCAACGGAAACAATCACAACACCGGCCCCAGCCCAAAACTTGTTTGAAACAAGCAATGAACCAGAAAACGTAGAAAAAAAGCCGGTAGAAGACGCCAGCAAAAAGCCAATAGATGAAAAACTTTCTAGTAAATTTGCAGCCTTAAGCCGTAAAGAAAAACTGCTTAAACAACAAGAAATGCAATTTAAGCAACAAGAAATTCAACTAAAGCAAAAAGACCAGGAATATCAAAACAGTATTTCTAGCATGAAAGCCGAACTTGAAAAAATAAAGTCAGAATTTGAGCAATATAGAACCGGCATAAAACAGAACCCATTGAAGCACTTACAGGCCGAAGGATACGATTTTGATAAACTGACAGAAATGCAGTTAAATGACCAAAATCCGACTCCAGAAATGATGTTAGAACGTGCTAAAAAAGAGTTAGAATCAGGCTATAAATCTGAAATAGAAAAAATGAAAGCAGAACTTGCTGAAAAAGAAAAATCGGCCCAGGAAGCTGCCGAAAAAGCAGAATTAGAAGCTCAGGAAAAAATTAAGGTAGATTATCAAACAGAGATAAACGCTTATTTAGAGCAAAATGCTGAAAAATATGAACTTATAAATTTAAATAATGCTCAAAGCATAGTATACGATGTGGTAGAGCAATTTTATGATGAACACCAACGTATTTTAACTCTGGAGGAAGCTGCAGACTTCACAGAAAAATACCTTGAAGAAGAAGCGAATAAACTACTTAAGGCAAAAAAGTTTAATAAACCGCAGCAAACACAAAAGCAACAAAGCGAACCAAAAGAGAGTTTCACACTCTCAAATGACATGTCCACTCAAGTTCCTAGAGGTGATGTCAGAAAGTTATCTAGGGAAGAAGAAATTCAAGAAATTGCAAAAAAACTTGTTTGGGAATAGGTCTCAGGCCGGAAATAACAATTTCAACAAAAACAAAACATAAGGTCTTAACTGACCACAAAGGATAAAAATGGCTGATTTAAATATGACGAGCTTCGCGGCTGCGTTAAAACAAATGTACTCTCCAGATAAAGTAAAGAATATGGTATATCAGGATTAACGGTAGTCCCCCTAAGTAGAAATATTTAGGTAAACTTCGGGCAAAATCGGTGGAAGTCCTTGACAAAAGGATAATACCGAGGTAAACTGAGAAGGTAAAGAAACTCAGTCACCGTAACGCTTAGAGGATGATACTGCTCTTTTAGCAGACTATAAACCTCCACGAGTGTCCGACACCCAAAAAGGGTGAAAATATAAGCTGAACTTGCTGGTAACAGTAAGATGTAGAGGATAAAAAGCCACTACGATAACAAATTGAACCCATTACTTGCTCTATTACCAAAAATGGAAAATTTCGTAGGTGAAAACTATGTTCAACCTATAATTTTCGGAAACTCTCAAGGAGCTTCTGCTACTTTCGCTAATGCTCAAGCAAATAAAACTGCTGGTAGCATTAAAAAATTCACTATCACTACTGTTAAAGACTATTCTTTAGCATCAATTGATAATGAGACAATTTTAGCATCTAAAAACAATTCTGGCGCTTTTATGTCAGCAGTTTCTTTTGCTACTGACGGTGCTTTTGCTCAGGCCTCAAGGTCTTTAGCAGGTGCAGTATACGGTTCTGGTTCTGGTAAATTAGGTCAAGTTGTTTCTACATACTCTTCTGGTACAACAATTACTTTAAGTCAGGCTTCTGACATTGTTAACTTTGAAGTTGGTATGAAAATTAACTTCGCAGTTGCTGAAACTGGCGGTTCTGTTATTGCAACTAAACCAACTATTTCTAACATTGATAGAGATGCTGGTTCTTTCGTAGTTTCAGATGCTACTTCAGTTCTTGCTGACCACTATATCTACAGAGATGGAGATTATGACCTTAAACTTAAAGGTTTAGAGGCATGGTTACCAGGTTCTGCAGTTACTTCAGCTTCATACTTTGGAGTTGACAGAAGTGTTGATAAGTCAAGACTTGCTGGTATTGTTTACGATGGTTCAACTGCTCCTATTGAAGAAGTTGTAATTTCTGCTGCTGCTAGACTTGCTCGTGAAGGTGGAAAACCTACTCACTTATTCTTATCATATGAGAAATTTGCTGAGTTGGAAAAATCTTTAGGTTCTAAAGTTCAGTATGTTGACCTTAAAGCTGATGCTGATGTCGGTTTCCGTGGTATTGTTATCAATGGACCAAGAGGCCCGATTAAGGTTATTGCGGACCAAAATTGTAGCCATAATAAGGCATACATGTTACAACTTGACACATGGAAATTGCTAAGTCGTGGACCTGCCCCTCAGATATTGAATATGGACGGTATAGACCGCTTAAGGGACTCTAGTGCAGATAGCATCGAGTTAAGAATTGGTTTTTATGGAAATTTAAGCTGCAGCGCACCTGGCTGGAACTGTAAAATTTCATTTTAATACAATATAATCAATAACTTATGGTTTTTATAAACCTAAAAGGGCTGGAAGAGATTCCGGCCCTTTTTTTGTTGCAAAATGTAGAAATTTGTTATATAATGTAAATATGGAAACAAAAATTTGTACAAAATGTAAAGAAACAAAACCATTAAGTGAGTTTACCAAGAATAAAAAGTCTAAAGACGGATTAAGAGCTTATTGTAGAGAGTGTGCCTCTAAATATTTTAAAGCCTGGAGAATTAATAATATAGACAGCGAAAGGTTAAGAAATAAAAAATTTATTACAAAGAATCCAGAAAAAAAGAAGCAGTATGATAAGAAGTATTATACAAAAAATATCGAGAAAAGAAAAACTTATTTAAAAAATTACTATATAAAAAACTCCGAACATATAAGAAATAGAGTGAAATTATATGAGGAAAACAACCCAGAAAAAGTTAAAAAGACTGGTAAATTGTGGAGAGAAAAAAATAAAGAATATAAAAGACAAATGGATAAAATATATGGTGCAAAATACTATAAAAATAATATTGATAGGATAAGAGAGTATACTAAAAAATGGAGAATAGAAAATCCAGATAAAAATACCGCAAAATCTTCTAAAAGAAGAGCCTCAAAGATAAAAGCAACTCCAAAATGGTTAACAAAGCAGCAACTAGCTGAAATTGCTAACATTTATAAACAGGCTAAACAGTTGGAGAAGGAAACAGGCCTTAAATACCATGTTGACCACATAATACCATTAAAAGGTAAAGACGTCTGCGGTCTCCATGTACCATGGAATTTACAAGTATTAAAAGCCGAAGAAAATATTAGGAAAGGTAATAAAATATAATAAAGTCATATACCTGATACTTAATGTATCAAAGCTGCTGGAATCACCCATCAGACTAAATGATAAGGATATTTTATCGCATCTCGTAATTTTTCAAGAAAACAGTGTTTAGAAAAAGAAATCAAAGAAATTTACTGTAAGTTAACATTCGGAGCCTCAGGCGCTGTCACGTTAACAGAAGGTTATGGCGTTGCATCTGCAGCAAAGTCAGGTACAGGCGACTATTTAATAACATTGCAGGACAAATATGTTTCACTAAAGTTTGTAGAAGGTATTTTACTAAAATCTACAGGCGAAGACATTCGTATCCAGCTTAAATCTGAAGACGTAAATGGTGCAAAAACTATTGCAATTTATACATTAGCCGGCTCTTCAGCTACAAACCCATCTAGCGGTGCAGTAATGTACCTTAAATTTGACCTTAAGAATACAGATGTGGTGTAATTATGGGAAACAGAACCTATAATTTAAAACAGAGCTTAGAACGCGAAGTAAAGGAATTGTACTACAAAGGTACACTTACTTACGTGGCTGCAACAGCCGTTGCAAACCTAACAAATGATATTACCTACACTTCTGTAGCCGCAGGACCTGCCCGTAATACAAACACGGTTACAATTGAAGTTGCAGCAGCAGCAGCTAATCCAACTAACACAATTTTGGCAGTGTTCACAGGCACCTCAGCAGCAGTTGTCATCACCATTACCCCAAACGATGGTACAAATAACTCTGCTACACCAGTAAACTTAACAACTGCAAATTTAGTTGAACTTATCAATACCGGGTCAGTAACTGGTAAAACAGTTACATTAACAGACGCTTCAAGTTTAAGAGAATTACAAACAGCTTCTGGTGGCGGTGCCCAAGCATTAGCAAACAGTGGAGAAGGCGACAATGTTGTGGCAACATTTAGTGCCGGAAGTATTTCTGTTAGTAAAGACTCAGGATACGGGTTTGCATCTGTAACTTGGTCAGCAACTGGAACTTTTGATGTTATACTTGAAGATGTTTACTACAGTTTAAAGTCTGCAAAGGCAATTTATTTGTCAGCAACTGCTGCAGATATTAGATATAATCTAAAATCTCAAAGCATAACTAGTAAACTTATGTCACTTTTATCATTAACTGGAGCAACTGCAACAAACCCACCAGATGGAAGTTCGTTTTTGCTAAAAGTAGATGTTAAAAATTCTACTGGCCTGTTTTAGGCCTGGTAGTAAACATTTAAACTGAAAATAAACTTAGAAAAGAGATAAAATATGTTAATGCAACCTGATAAGAAAAAAATGGCAGCTCTAATTATTGCCAAAGCTGGCCCAAAAGGCGAAGAAATGAAAGAAGCTCCACAAGTAGACGGAGCAGAACAAGATAACTCTATTGCCGAAGAAAGTGCCGCTGAGGATTTAATGGCAGCTATTGAGCAAAAAGACGTTAAACAAATAGTTTCTGCCTTTAAAGCTCTTATGGAAATTTGTGACAATGGAGAGTCTGAGCCCGAAAAAGAAATGGAGTAATAAATGTCCATAACTTTAGCGCAGCTTAAATCTCAAGCCAGAGATAGAGCCGACATGACCAACAGCCAGTTCGTTTCAGATAGCGAGCTGGTAAACTACATTAATGCTTCTATTGCAGAGCTTCATGACCTGTTGATTGCAGCTTATGACTCAGACTATTTTATTACGGAATATACATTTAGTACTGTAGCTGGCACTGCCACATATGCTTTACCTGCAGACTTTTATAAAATTCGCGGCATAGACTCTAGAATTAATGGTGACTCTTGGGCCTCTATTCAACCATTTAACTTTAACGAACGTAATGCCAATAATGAGTTGGTAGCCTATTTGTCATTTGGCAATAACATTAGATATAGGCTGGTCGGCTCAAACCTAATGTTATCTCCGACTCCAACAGGCGTGTATAACATGAAAATGTGGTATATTCCAGTTGCTACTAAATTAACTTTAGATGCAGATACATTGTCAGACCTAAATCAATATGCCGAGTATGTTATTGTAGATGCTGCTTTAAAAATGGCCGCTAAAGAAGAAACAGATGTTTCAGTTTTGGCTGCACAAAAGGCAGAATTGCGCCGCAGGATAGAAGTAATGGGTCAAAACAGAAATGCTGACAAATCAGAATCTGTTTCAGACATTTATTCTGAAAATTTAGACTACCTTTGGTATTCAAGGTAATTATGCCATTTAGCAAATTTTATATTTCAACAGCAGACACTAAAAGTCCGGAACAACTTCACAGGACTATAAATACTTTGCAACAAAATGTAGAAGATGCTTTTACTAAAGTTGAAAAAAATACTTTATTAGATAATGTCATACATTCAGATATTTTAATAAGTACTTCTAGAACTTTAGAACACAGATTAGGCAGAGTACCAAAAGGATATTTAATTATACAAAAAAATGCTAATGCTCAAGTTTGGAATGGCAGTATAACAGAGACAACTATTGTGTTAACAAGCTCTGCAGCAGTAACTGTAACAATATTAGTATTTTAAGGCGGTCACATGTCATTGCAGAAACAAAAAATACCATTAAGTTTAGTTACAGGAATGGATACTAAAACAGATGAATTTAATTCCACATCATTTAAATTGTTGGAAAACCTAAAGACACATAAACCACAATCACTACTGAAAAGATATGGACATCAGGAGTTATCAAAGTCTGTAATAGGAATTGCAACTACACAATCTGACATTGCTAGCGCTAATTACTTATTAAACTCAAACAATTCTTTATTATTAGCATCTAGTACAGGCACTTATAATTACTCTGCAGTCCAAAATAAATGGTTAAATTTAAATCAAGCAACCTACACAAACAGTATCAACTCAGAATTAGCAGCATGTGAATATTCAGAAGACTCCATAATTTCTGGCAAAGGTTTATTATATGATACTAAATATGTTGAAAATGCTAATTATATAGTAACAACTTCTTTATCATCGGAATATATATCTCCTTCACAATTTAATAGAAACTTAAACATTAAAATTGAAAATAAAACAGAAAAAACAACTGTAATTCAAGATATTATATCATTAACAACTTCTGGAACAAATCCAGTATCTTTAGAAATTTTTCCAACTTACTGCCTGGTTATTTATAGAGACTCTACAGTTGTGAGAATTTTAAAATACACTTTTAGTAGTACCACAATTACAAGCGCAGACACTGTATTTTTATCAGGAATATCTTCTAGCTTATATTTTGATACTTGTAACGATGGCACGCACACTTACTTCGCAGCAGTAGACGGTGCTTCAAACAACGTTTATATTTATAAAATTGCTTCAGACTTAACAAGTTCAAATGTTACTTATGCAGACTCTGGATACACCAAAGCAAATTCTTTACAAGTAGGATTTTATTCCGGTGGATTAAGGTTAGCATATTTTGACTCCGATGCTTCAAAAAATATAAGACATGTAGGATATACTACAGCATTAGTACAATCTTATGCACCAGCAGACTTAAATTCAACACCAACCAATGGCTTTGTTAGAGCAGTAAGTTTTATTAGTGATAATACAAACACATACTTTTTCTACACAATATGCGAAGCAGAGACCACATATTCTGGCACATTTCCCATAACATACGGAACAGGTCAAAATCATTTATATACAAAAGTGTTGTTAGATAGCAATAATACAGTAACTACAGCAGAAACTGAAGTATTAAGAGAAGTATTAGTACAAACTAGACCAGAAATTATAAACAATAATATTTATCTAGGAATAACTAAAATTTGGGGACAATACCACATTAAACCATTTCAAACTTATTTCGTATTAGCAATAAATAAAACAAGTCTAAAACAAACAATTGCTGGAAAATCATTATATTTGGAATATAAGCCATTTTTACCATTAAACGGATATTCTCTGCAGAAATTTTATAAATCAAGTGAAAAACTTACACTATCATTACCAAAAACAACAAGTGTTTTATCTGAAACTTTATATGCTGTAAACACCAATACAGCAGAACAATATACCGACATTGTTAGAGCCTCTTTTGATTATGATTATAATGCACTTACCCAAACCAATTTAAATGGTGGTTTATATATTTCAGGAAGCGTATTAAAATATTATGATGGCAAATCGTTGGTAGAAGATAATTTTTTAGACGAACCTTATATATATGGAGTAACATCAGTAGCAGGAACACTGTCTTCAGGGGTTTATTCTATATACGCAGTATCAAAATGGGTAGATAATTTTGGAAACATACATAGAGGAGTTCCTGTAAATTATACTCAATCCTTATCAACAGGATTTCAACTATCATTAGGTGGAACTTTCATAACTCAAAAGCAAAATCTACAGCTAGAAATATATATGACTGCTGCAGATGGTTCTATACCTTATTTACAAAACACTTTAAATTATACAACTGTTGCTAGCAAAGGATTAGCTTTATTATTCGATGCAGACTCAGACATTAAAACTAATACAGAAGTTCTTTATACTGTTTCTGGTGAATTAGAAAATGACCCCGCAACTGCAGCCGGCTTTGTAACGTCTTTTAAAAATAGGATTTGGACTTTAGATAACAATAAAATTCAATATTCAAAATATTTGGAAGAAGGTTATCCAATTAGCTTTAATGCAAACTTTGAAATTCCTTTGACTGCAGAAGGCGGCAACAACATCGGTCTTCAAGGTATGGACAATGTTATGGTCCTTTTTAAGGAAAATTCCATATTTATAATTTCAGGAGACGGTCCAAACAATACTGGAGAAGGTTCTTTTTCACAACCACAACCAATATCATCTGACGTAGGATGTGTAGAAGCAAATTCTATAATTTCAACACCAGACGGAATAATGTTTAAATCTGAAAAAGGTATTTATATCCTTAATCGAGGATTGTATGTATCTTACATTGGAGCACCTGTAGAAAGTTATAATGCTGACTTAATATTAAGCTCTACTTTAGTAAACGACCTAAACGAAATAAGATTTTTAACAAATGATAATACTGTATTATGTTATGATTATTACAACAAGTCTTGGAACATTGAAACATATACGGATGTAGTAGACATGTTAGTCTTAGGCAATACCACATATTTAGTGTCTAGTACTGGCACAGTTATGAAAGAAGATTCTACACTATTTAAAGACGGTTCAAGTCACTATAATGGAAAATTTGAAACAAACTGGATAACTGTAGGAAGCATAAATGTTAACGGAAGTATGCAAACTTCAGCTCAAGGCTTTCAACGACTATATACTATTAATGTTTTAGGCAAATACAGGTCTGCTCATAATCTTAAAGTGTCGCTGGCCTATAATTATTCTGACACGGTTATAGACTATGCTACAATTGTACCTACCGGCACAGGAGTATACCAGTTTGAAGTTAAGCCAAGTTTACAAAAATGTGAAGCTTTTAAAATTATTGTAGAAGATACTAACCAGTCTGGAACCGGCGAAAGCATGGTCATAAGCCATATTTTACTGGAAGTTGGCATTAAAGGAAGTGCTCAAAAAGTGGTTGCTGATAGTAATCGGTTTGCGGCTACATAATGCTATAATACAGCAATAATACACATATAATTCAGACACATACATATGGATGACATTTATTTAAAGTATCGAAAAGAGCGAGAAGGAATTGAATATATTTTGGTAGAAGGTGCTTTTGCAACCTTTAAACCCCTAAAAGAGCATTTATACTTAGAGGACTTATACTGTATACCGGAATTAAGAGATTCTGGAATCATACATGACCTTGTTAACAAAGTTGAAGATATTGCCAAAAAAGCAGGTTACAAAAAAATATTAGGTAGTGTAGATGTTTCTACCAAAAATGCAGAAGCTAATTTAGTAAGCTGCATAAAACATGGTTATAAAATTTTAAAATTAGATAATAGCCTAATTTGGCTAGAAAAGGAAATTTAATGGGCGGCAAATCCGGGACACCTTTAGACGAAATTAATCCCTTTAATAAAGAAGGTGCAGTAGGTAAGTATAGTTATGGTGCTTTAGGCGGCATAGACACTTCCATTAAAGACCCTGCTGGCATGCAACAATATACAGACCTTGCAAACCAGGCCCAGCAAACATATGGACAAAATCAAAAATTTCTACAAGAAAATGTTGACCCACAACGTAAAAGTTTGTTAACAGCACTTGCTGAACAAGCTTCAGGAAAAGCACCTTCAGTTGCAGAAGCTCAGCTTAAATCAGCTTTTGACACCAGTTTAAAAAACCAATTGGCATTAGCACGTTCTCAAAGAGGCGGAAATGCCGGACTTGCAGCCAGAAATATTTCAAATGTAGCAGCACAACAACAGCAAAATTTAGCTCAACAAGGCGCTATTGCAAAACTACAAGAACGTCAACAGGCACAAAATGCTTTGTCAAGCCAAATTAAAAATGAACAAGATTATGGTGTTGATACACTAAGTGCAGCACTAGGCTCACAAGCAAATGTTGCCACTATGCAAAATGCTCAACGTGACCGAAATGATAAAAGAAATAAAGATTTACTTGGCGGAGGCATACAAGCAGTAACTTCTATGTTTGGATTAGCAAAAGGCGGCCAGGTACAGTATTTAGCAGAAGGCGGCCAGGTAAAATCCAAAAAAGAGTTTTATAAACAGTTAAAAGCATGTGGTGGAAAAGTTCAGAAAAAAGCACAAGGTGGAGCTATAGACGTCGGAGATGTTTCAGCATTTGCAAAAGGTGCTTCTGACAATAACGAAATTGATAACAGTATTGGCGGCGTTAGTAAAAAGAAAAAGCCAACAGATGAATCTGGTAAAGACATGGCCGGTATGGCAGACCTTGCTAAAGTTGCCTTTGTGGCAGCAGAAGGCGGCCAGGTAAATGATAACCAGGTTGAAAAAGTGTCTGAAATGGAAGACGAAATCGCTAAGAAAATTTTCAAAGAACGCGGTAGCATAGCGCTCCAAAAGTATTTGCAGAACAAAAAAAGATTACCAGCGGCAGAACCTGTGCAGGAGAAGGCTGAAGGCGGCCAAATATTGCCAGAAAACATGACTCCAGAAGAGAAAAAAATGTATTTGGAGCATGGTCCTGAAGCTGTGGAAAATGCACGTAAAAACAAAAAAATGCGTGATAACATGTTTAACCTACCGGAGCAAGAATATAAAGCTGAAGGTGGCCTAATGTTACAGGCCGGTGGAGTACCAGGAACTGCAAAACATGTAGGAGACAACTATGCCAACGATAAAGTGCCGGCAATGTTAAGTCCTGGTGAAGTTGTGGTACCCAGGTCAGTAATTGCAGACGGGCCAAAAGCTGCAGCAATATTTGTAGAAAAAGCTTCAAAAGACAAAAACTACAATGCTGAAAATTATGCCCAAGAAAGACCAAGTTTTATTAAAGCATTAGGCGGCATGAAGAAAAAAGAATCTGATTACGAAAATTTCAAAAAAATGATTAGAGGAAGGTAACATGGCAGAAGATACTTCAATATGGAATATGTCCGTTCAGGACGCTGTGCAAGACCCTAGAGTTCAAAATGCTGCCTCTGCAGTTGGAAATGTTTTAACATCTAATCCACAAGAAATATTGCAACAAGCAATGACAGAACAGGTTCCAATAAATCCAAATTCACCATTACAAAATCCTCCAGTAGACCCAACACAAATGGACCCTCAGACTCAATCCACCATTTTAGGTGCAGCAAATCCTCCTAAATTTCAAGCTCCACAAAATCCAATGTCGAATGTTCCTCCTGCGGCTGAAGAAGTTCAACAATATGCTTCAGATATGCAAAAACCAGTTGAATCAGTTTCGGTACTGCCACAGTCACAAGACCCATTTGCTGGTATAAACATGCAAATTGGCGCACAAAGAGATTTAGGCAGAGCAGCTCAAACTTTAGAAAAATCTAGACAAGAACAGTTAGCTAAAACTGAAGAAGTGCAAGCTCAAAGAATTGCCCAATACGCAGATGTTTCTCAAAAATATAATCAGGAACTTAACAGCCGGATGCAGGCAATTGACGACGAGCTAAAAAAAGTAGAAGCAGACGCCCTAAATGCCCGCAAAAGTACTGCTGACTTATTTGCAGAAAAATCTACAGGACAAAAAGTTGCTGCTGGCATTGCTATGTTACTAGGTGTTGCTCATGCAGGTTTAGGCGGCGGTAACGGAGGCAACCTAGGCGTCCAACTAATTGAACAGTCTTTGCAAAAAGATAGAGATTTGAATTTACAAAAATATGCTCAGTCTAAAGAAATGTTAAACTTAAAGCGTCAAAATTCAGATGATTATGCTGAAATGATGAGTAGGCAGGAGGCTGTGGCTGATAAAGCCCAACTGTTACAACTCCAAGCTATTGAAACAAAATTAAAACAAGCCGAAAGTGTTTATAGAGGTTCTGCTGCCGGTGCAAATGCAAAAAATGCTTTGGGACAGCTAACCATGGTTAAACAAGAAATGATAAACAGAATTGCCCAGCAACAAGCATTAAACAACTTAATGAATGGTGCTGCAGGTAGTGACATTGACCAACTTCCACCACAAGCTATAGCAGCAATTTCTGGTAAAAACATTGTTGACGTAATTCAAGAGCGTGAAAAACGGTCAGTAAGAATTCCAGGCCAAGAAAAGCCATATTATGTATCAAAAGAAACAAATGTTAAAGAAGCTAATGACATTGTCATGGCAAATTCTGAAATTCAAGATGCCTTAGCAGATATGCAAAAAATTGTTGCTGAAGACCCTGTTTTAGTAAAAGGCGGAAGCTGGACAAAATCCGGTCAAGCAGCTCAAGCATCATTTGGGCGTATTACTGCCGCAATGAAAAAAGCAGAAGCACTTGGAGCATTGGATAATGGTGTTATAAACCTGGTATCTGGCATTATAAAAAATCCAACTAGCTTAATAAACCAAAATGATTATGCTAAAATTAAAAAGCAGTTTCAAGATTCAGCAGACTATAAACTTCAACCTTTATTAAAAGGCTACAAGCCAAATGCTGGAAAAACATTTAAATTTAAAGAAGCTAAACCAGGTACTGTTGACACTATGTTTAAAAGGTATTTGCCCAAGTAATATTGCTATAATTTTGTCACAAGTGTAACAAGGAAGCTAAATGTCCAACACTATTAAAATAAAAGATAAGTTGCACAACACTGAAGTTGTAGTCCCAATGGATGAAGTTGGTCCATTAGTTAAATCTGGTAGATATGAACTTCCACTTGGTAAAACAATGCCAGTTTTGAACCCTGATGGACAGTTAGGTGAAATTTCTACTGAACAATATACTGAAGCATTAGATGCCGGGTATGTACCTGCGACTTCTGTAGACATACAAAAGAAAATTGATAAAGATACTTATGGAGACAGTCCGTTACAAACTGCTGTTGAACGTGCAGCAGGTGCAGCATCTTTTGGATTAACTGATTTTGCGGCCTCAAAAATTGCCCCACATTATGCTGAAGAAATGGCTAAACGTGAAGAGTATAATCCAGTTTCTGCATTTGTCGGAGAAGCTGCGGGTGTTATAGGGCCTGCATTATTAACAGGTGGGACTTCCACTGCCGCGAAAGTAATTTCAGCACCTGCAAAAGTTGCAGAAAAAATTGCAGCAAAAACAACAGCGACAATTGCCAAAACCATGCCAAAAAATGCACTTGCAACCAAAATCATTTCTGAAATGGTGCCACGAGCTGCTGGTATGGGTGTTGAAGGTGCATTATATGGAGCAGGTAGCGCACTTTCTGATGTCAGTTTAGGTAACATTGATGCCACCACTGAAGCAGTTTTAGGTGAAATTGGCCTAAACACATTTTTAGGTGCCGGGCTAGGAGCTGGTATTGGTGCTGCTAGTTTATTAGTAAAACCAGTTGTTCAAAAAGTTACTGGTTTCGGCAATGTAAAAGCTTTGGCAAATGAATATGCTGGACTAGGTACAAAAACTGCACAGAAAAAAATTGCTGGGCGCGGTATTCAAGATAGTGAAGTTGCTGATTTACTGGTAAACAAAATGGGCCTTCAGGTAACAGATAATTCCGACGATATTTTGGCAAAACTTTCAAATTTACAAGACGATGCTGGCTCCCGTATTGGAGCAGCCCTTGAACAAATGAAACAAGCTGACCCTCAGGCCCTACCTAGCATTGGAGACTTCAGAAAAAAGTTGTTTGGCTCCTTAGATGAAATGGCCGAAGAACTAAGGCTAAACGGCAAATCTATTGTTGGCGAAACTGATAAGGTAAATTTCCTAACCGGATTAAAATCAGAAATAGATGACATGTTTGGGCTGACTGGACTAGCAGATAAAGAAGTAAAGGCCGCTGCTGCCACAAAACTTGACGTAGACTCCCTGCAACGCATAAGACAATCTCTGGACTCAAACGCTAAATTTGCAAGTACTGCCGAAAACTTTAAACCCGATGTTTACAAAGAATTAAGGAAACCGGTTCGCGAGATGTTAGATGAAGTTGCAGAAAAAGTTTCTCCTGAATTGAAACAGGCCTTGAAACAGGCTAACCGCGATTATTTTATTTCTACCTCAATAGAACCTTTTTTAAAATCTAAATTAACGTCTACTGCTAACAAATATGGTTTTGATATTAAGGACGCTGTTTACAGTATTCCAGCATTAATGTCTGGGCACGGCGCATTTATACCACTTATTATAGCAGGCAAGAAAACATTAGAATCACAAGCTGGAAAAAATGCTAGATTAATTTATAGCATGAAATTAGCAGAACAAAACACTGCTAAAAACATTGGTAAAAGCATGCACAACTTTTTTGTATCCGGCACCAAGGCCGTAAGACCAGTTTTGTATAAATTTAATCAAAATAAGAAACAAAGTGAACAAGATGCTTACGAAGCATATGCTGACAAAGTACGAAAATATGCTGAAAATCCAGAAATGTATTTGCAAGAAATAAATGCTAAAAATGTTGACTTGCACAGGGAAATTCCAAACATTGTAGCTAATGCTGAAGTAAAAGGCATAAATGCCATTAATTTCCTGAATAGCAAGTTGCCAAGACAAAAGTCAGAATTTGGTGTAATAAATAGACCTTTTAGGCCAACATCTCAGCAGTTAGCAAAATTTGCAAGATACGCTGAAATTGTAGAAAATCCTAAGGCAGCATTACAACATTTACAGGCTGGTACATTAACAAAAGAAAATGTAGAGGCTCTAAAGGCCGTTTATCCAGAAATTTACAAACAAGTTGTTAGTACTGCAGCAACATATATAGACAAATATGGTGCAAAATTACCATATAATAAGAAAGTGCAGTTGGGCTTAGTACTTGGAGTTCCAATAGACGCCTCTATGACCACAAAAGCATTAAGGAATTTCCAGGCCGGGTATTTACAGCAACCAGACCAAAACTCCGGCGCAGTAAACAGCACAGTAACCGGCTTAAAAGAGTTAGATAAGTCTAATCGCATGATGGGCAAAGAGCAATAGTTTCAGCATAGGTTAGCCTAAATGTAATCAGGTACAGCAATATATAATTAAGTCACATATATGGCAGATAAGCTGCCCAATTACTGCCTAATCCAGGCAAGTAACAGCCTTAAAAGGGAGAAAAAATGAGTAGAAAAGTTTCACATAGTTACACCATGCTAAATGCTGTAGCTGCCACATCCACCCAAACCAGTGAGGAAGTTTCTGTGTTTGGAGTAGACAAATTATCAATTCATGCAAAATTCTCCGCAAATAATTCAGGCACATTTACACTCCAGGCTAAAAACAGTGAATCTGATTCTTGGTTCAATGTTGACTTTAATGTTGCCATGACCATTACTGCTGAAGCTGAAACATTAATGCTAATGAATGAAGTACCTTTTGACAAAATAAAGTTAACATGGACTCCTTCTGCCGGTTCAGGCACATTAACAGCAGTTTTAAAAATGAAATCAACTGGCGCGTAAGGAGCAAACATGACAATATTCACATTTCCAGGCGTACAAATTTCTACTGCAGGTTTAGCGACAGAAACTGAACAACAAGCTCAATCTGCATTACTGACAACAATAGATGCTGATACCGGAAATATTTCTACGGAAATAGCTGCTATAAACACAAAAACTCCAGCTCTTGGACAGGCTTTAGCTGCAGCTTCCACACCGGTAGTATTAACTGCTGCACAAGTTTCAACACTTACTCCACAGACAGACGCACTTACAGATGTTCAACTACGGGCGTCTGCAGTTCCAGTTTCTGCTGCAAGTTTACCATTACCAACAGACGCTGCTACACAAACAACTTTGGCAGCCTTAAATGCTAAAGTAACTGCGGTAAATACGGGCGCTGTAGTAGTATCGTCATCAGCTTTACCAACTGGTGCAGCAACAGAAACAACACTAGCCTCAATAGATTCAAAAATAACTGCTGTAAACACTGGAGCAGTAACAATTTCGGCGGCATTACCAGCAGGTGCAAACACTATTGGTGCAGTGACACAGTCTGGAACTTGGACTGTTCAGCCAGGTAACACTGCAAACACTACTGCTTGGTTAGTACAAGAAGAAAAATCTACCACAGCCACTTTAGCAAATATTTCCGGAGCAACTTCAAGCACAACATTACAAGCTTCAAATTCTGCTCGTAAAGGCTGGTCAATTCATAATGATTCATCAGCAATTTTATATGTGAAATTTGGTTCTGCAGCTTCAAGCACTTCATACACGGTAAAATTAATTGCAGATGCGTATTATGAGCTTCCAACAACTAGCGTTTACACAGGCATTATTACTGGAATTTGGGCAAGTGCTACTGGCTCCGCAAGAGTAACGGAGTTAACATAATGCCTATTTATAATCCTAATACCGCACCTTCAGTTATTTTAACAGTTGCTTCAAAAACAACAACATACACAGCTACAACAAGCGACGATGTTATTTTAGCTGATACATCGGGCGGAGCTTGGACATTAACATTATACGCAGCAAGTGGAAATTCGGGAAAAGTTTTAACAATCAAAAAAACGACTTCTGATTTCTCAGCTTTAACAATAGATGCTAATGATTCAGAGACAATAGACGGTCAGGCAACAACAACAGTTAATACGCAATTTGAAGCCTTAAAGATAATTTGTGATGGAACTAATTGGCATATTTTAGAGAGAAAATTTGACCAAACTCCGCAATCTTTTACCATGTCAATTACTGGACAGACTTCTGACCCAACAAAGGGCACAACAACAACAGACCAAGCGTTTTGGACGCGTGAAGGAAAGTATATTTATATAACATTTAATTATGTGCAAACCGGTTCTGGCGCCGATGGAACTGGTTATTATATATATAACATCCCATCAGGTCTAACTATAGACACAAATTATGCGACCACTAACAACAATGCAAATCAAGTAGGGTTTGGTAGCGCCTATAATGGAAGTACATTTGTAAAAGGTCCAATGGAAATAATTAGCTCAACTGGTTTAGTTATGACTGGTTTTAGCGACACAACAGCGCCTAATCAAATAGGTTCTGCTTTTTATCAATTAAGCGGAGCTAGTATAATATATGGTTTTTTTGCTAAGGTACCTATTTCCGGCTGGAAAGGTAACTAATGGTTCACATCAAGAAAATATATCTGGCAAAACGGCAAAAAAATGCATACGCAATCAAGGGTGTAAAAAAATAGGCCAGGCAGAATTTGCCAGAAAAAGGCAGAATTTGCCAGAAAACAGAATAAAAAACATGTTAGAAAAAGGACGGTCAAATTGGGATATAAAACATTAAATGTACTAAGTGGGGCAGATACTGCCACAATAACTGGAGATGCTGTAAACGTGCAAGGAGGCTTTATTGCTTCTTTTGTGCCAATATTTGGAGACAACAGCGCAAACGGAACAGTAAAAATTCAAGCCTCAAATGACATTGTGGCAGTAGGCGGCGCACCGACAAAATGGGTAGACATTACAGGAGCAACTTCCTCAATAGCATCTGGAGTAGGGCCTGCAATATTGCTAGCTAACATGTGTTATGCTTGGATTAGGGTTGTATATACCAGGTCTAGCGGAGGCTCTACAACAATTTCTGTAAACATGAACTACTATTCAATATATTAGGCCTGGAGAATATTGTGAAAACAGATGTTAAAACAGTATTACTGGCAGTATTAACTCCATTATTGGCATTTTTTGAGCCGGTAAATGAGCTTATTACTCCAATTTTATGGTTAGTTTTTCTGGACATTTTAACTGCTATGTATCTTGTACGCATTGTAAAAAAAGAATCATTGACGTCCAGAGGATTTTTCAAGAAAATGCCACAGCTCCTTATGTTTTTAGTAGCAGTAGCTGCCAGTTTACATGCTAATCCATTTTTTTCTGCATTTGGATTTCCCGACCATCAGGCTTCAAAGCTTGTTATCAGTTTTTATGGTTTGTACGAACTATTTAGTATTTTGGAAAATTTAGGTGGCGCAGGATTACCTATTGCTAAACAAATTTCTAAATTATTGCAGGCAAAATTACCAGATGATGTTAAGTCAGAAGTTTCTAACATTCGAAAGCAGGAGCAGTAAAAGTGTCAGAACTACTTAAAAACCTGTATGAAAAATCTAAATCTGCAGTAAACACTGTTGACCGTGCAGTATCCGAAACTAAACGAAAATTTACAGACGCACTTGTTGACGCCACTGACCTAATGCCAGCAGACATGCGAAAAGGACAGGCGTATGAACAAGGACAACAAGATATTAAGACCATTACTGGTAATTTATTTGATATTGCTACTCCTGATGCTACTGCTGCTGTAGGAAAACTTACTAAGCTTGGCAAATTAGGCAAAATGATGGCTAAGCCTGACATGGTTTCTAACATTGTTGGAGCTGCTTCCAAGGCAAATACGGCATATGGTAAAATTATTCAAAAAAATGCTGAATCTAAACAAGCCGGATATGGCAAGGTAATCATGAAAGATAATCAGCCTAAGCAGGCAGGTTACGGCAAAGTAACTGTTTTAAATCCGGAGCCAAAACAAACAGGCTTTGGAAAGGTAACAGTTGTTGACAATCAACCTAAACCTGCAGGTTACGGAAAAATTATTTTCAAGCCGTTTTAGGTTGCCTGGTGCACCCAAGTAGGCTATATTGCACTTAAAAAGCAGTATATGCATTTTCGGTTCACATGCTCAGAAAAAATATATTTATGCCACACTAATATGAGCGAATCAAAAAATACACTAAAGCAAGTTATAACATTATCCGTACCAGCAATCTCCATTAATGCTGCCTACTACAACAATAAAAAGTTTGGATACCGGTCCGAAGTCAAAGAATGGATTGGAATTGTATGTTGGGAATTGTCACAAAAAGAGAATAAAGAAGCACTTAGGCAGTTACGAGAACAGTTTGACGAATCTAAACATTGTTTTAAAGTTACCATAACATTTTTTACACCTAAATTTTTCAATAAAGCTGGCTCTATTTCTGCTCATAGTATGGATTGTGGGAATATAAGTAAGGTCCTCCTAGATGTTCTATTTACTGAACCTTTTTTCGGCAACAATAGTTCCATGAAATGTGAAAACATTTGTCATGACGACAGATTTATTACAGAACTTATTACTATTAAGAGGCCCAGGAATGAATATGGTCACATTGTGGAAATAGAGATTCTGGACCTGCCTAAACAATGATGATTACTAAAGTACACTTATTGCCAGTATATTGCCAAAATAGCCATATATGTGTACTATAAGGCACCTAAACATCTTGAACAATAGCTACTAATTCTCCAGACTCCGTTAATCCAAATGTTATTGGAGTATAGTTTTGCTCTACTATAATTTCTTTTAAATGGTTAAAGTCTGTCACAAAATTGTCTTTATAATATTTTTTATACAGCAAAAACTGAGCATATTGTAGCATACGTTGTAATTTGAGCATGTTGGTTCCGCACTTTTTTTCCGCTTTATCATATGTTAAACGCCAATCTTCTTCATACTTTAATTCATCTTCTGGGTCTAATGGCCTACCTGATTTTTTAACAATGCGAATACCGGAAATGGGACTGTTTATGTCAGAACTCATATTTAACTCCTACAAATAAATTACCATTTGAACTTGCCTCAACTGTGCCAAATACTGGCCCAAATAAACGTCTACTTGCATCTAATTTGTAGGCCTGGTTACTGAAATTGTAACTTATTCCTACCAGATACTGAAATTCTTGCTTTTTAATGCTAGTAGTGGATTTAGTACTTTCTTTAGACTTGTCAACAATGATAGTCTCTTTTTCCTTTGTACCATCTGGTCTTTCAATTTCTTTAACCACAGTCACAACATCCCTCTTTACTGTTTCTATCTGTTTAATTTCAACCTGTGGAGGCTTTTTGTAGCCATAGTAATATGCAGTTCCATGGGATAGTATGAGGGCAATTGCTGACATAATTATTACACTTACTGTCTTATTGCTTGTCAACATTTTTACCGTCCTTATTAACATTTTTTGCCTCTATTTCTTCCATAACTGCTTTACGGATATAATAATATTTTATTACTGTTTCTATAGGCCCGTACAAAGCAATAGCTGCAAGAATAAACATAAAATTATTACCTGTTTTAATATAAAAAACCATTCTTTCTAACATCCACATTGCAAATCCTATGGTATATACTGCCATAATTGTATTTACAGTCATTTTTTCTCCTTTTTCTGAGTCTTTGAGACTCGTTTTTTCTTTAAATATTCTATTCTATGATAATTTCTAAACGGCAATACATTTGTACGCCGAGTAGATTGCTTTCTAGATAAATAAACTATTATTGCTATAAGCAGGACATATAAAATTGTAAAAAATGTTGCCATATCTATTTAACTTCTCCTACAAAAATATACTCTCCAAACAGTAATTTTGCTTTTTCATCGTATGCAAGCTTAGCTTCTAATTCAGTGTTATAAGTCCCTAAAGGTATTTTTTGTTTTTTAAATTGAATCTGTGCCTTCCATTTACCATTTTTTGCTTGATGAACTCCTTTATAAGAAGATGTTTTTTTATTATATCTTGGTCTTGCATTAATATTATTCCCAACATGGTCAGTAATTCTTAAATTAGAAATACAATTATTCAAAGGATTTCCATCTATATGGTCTACTATTTCATTTTTTAAAGCTCCTGTTAACATTCTATGAAGTCTATAATGTTTTCCTTTTAAAATCCCTACAACATATGTTCCATAATGTCTTTCTGTAGAATAAAAATTCCACTTAATTTTATTATAAATTTCAAAAGACTCTAAATCAATATTTATTTCTTTTACTCCAAATTTAGGAGTATATTTAAAAATACGCAATCTCATTTAGACTCCGCTAAATTCTTCCCATGTGAAGGAGGTGCTGTTAATTTAACAGATATTTCATAAGCTGTTTCCATAGCCCATTGTAACATATCTAAAGTCTCTTGTAAACAAGAATCTTCACATAAAATAGTAATTTGGTCATGTACTAAAGCGCATATATAAGCATTTAGGCCGCGGTTCTTTATTTCCTTAGCCGCTTTTATCGCAGCCCTATTTGTTATAGATGCAGCTAATCCTTGAATTTGAAAATTAGCAGCATTGTTTACCAGGTTTTTACATATTCCTGCAGCAGTTTTGGCTTGTTGGTACATTTCTGGATAATCATGATACTCTTTCCAAAGTTCTAAACCGTCGAATAATAGGTCACCATATTTTTTATAATAATCTTGTAATTCAGGATAATGTCTAATTCTGCCTGCTTCAGTAACCATTTTTCCTTCAATACAAGCCTTTTTAATACTGTTATCTAGCCATTTTTTAAGGTTAGGATAAGCATTAAAATAAGAGTTATAAATTTTCTTAGCTTCTTCTTCAGAACAGTTTAGTTCAAATTTTAGCTTATATGGAGACATGTTGAAAGCAAGTCCTAGTGCATATGCCTTAGCTCTTTGTCGAGCAGCTTTATTTAATTTACCTAGGTAATTTTCAGCTTTTTTATTAGCAGAGTATTCGGTTAAACCTTCTGAAGCTATACATACAGAACTATAAAAATCATCTCCGTTCTCAAAAATATCTTTAATGCGTTGTTCACCAGATACGTGCGCAAACACTTTTACTTCCTGACTGTCATAGTCTAAGTCGACAAATGACTTTTCTGACCCTGATATAAAAAATCTACGAATCCTGTTAGTATATTCTACAATTGCTTCATCAATATTCTGTTCTTTTGCTTCTTTTTCATCAATAGGTCTAGGCAATTGTTGAAAATTAGATGATAATCTGCCGGAAGTGGTACGATGAAGCATGAAACTTGGATAAAATATACCATCTTCCTGTTCTTCTAAAAATCTGTCTACATATGTTGACTTTATTTTGTTTAAGCTGTTCAGGCGTTGAAGTTTTTTAACCCACCCATATTTGCTGGATATTGCAGTTAAGAAAGCATCATCTACTTGCGCCTGGCCTTTGTCTGTCCGGCTTATAGGTGTTTCATTTAGGGCAGATTCTACCGTGGAAGAACCAAAAAATAGACGCTTCAAATGGTCTTTACTACTCAAGTTAAAAATATGTTTCACACCGTCTTCTGCCAACAATGCTCGCTGTACTTTATGAATCAGTTCTGCAGGCACTCTCACTTTACCAGAAATATAGTTTTCAAATTCAGATTCTTGCAGTAACGGTCTAATAATTCCTTTTTTTATCTCAGTTTTTGTCAACTCTTTTGCCCGCTTAAGGTCAGCAACATTAAAAGATAGTTTGCCGGAGTCTGACCGGGGCCATAATTCTGGTGCAATAAATTCTCCAAGTTTTTGCTTGAATCTGGCATTTAGTTCAAATGGGTAGTTTTTGGTCATATACCATTTGTTGAAGCTGCCTAATAGCGGCGCTATTTCTGCTTGAATTTGTTCTTCCAAATTTACTAAAATTTCCGCCAATTCGACTTGTGTTTTTTGCATAAACGGTATGTCTACAGGTATACCATACAACTCGGCATAAATGGTTACATGCCTGTAAAGCTCTATTGTTTCTAGCTGGTAAAATTCCTCCAGTCCGTCGGTGGCAAGTTGTTCCTGAAAATGTTCACACAGGCTGTATGTTAATTTTACGTCCTGTATAGCGTACTTTGCCCTAATGTTGGAGTCTGCCATAAAATATTGTTTAGCAGTTCCACCGTTTGCTTTTATTGACTGTAACATGTCTGTTTTTTCTGCAGTAGCATTTTCGCCATATATATCTGCAGCAATTTCTTTCAGGCCGTAACTAAATCTATTTTCATTTACAAGATGAGCCTTTAACATGCCGTCTTCCCAAATAGATTCTATTAGATTTACTCCAAAATAATGATATACAAACCTGGTATCAAAACTGCCATTCCATGTTCTGAGCCTGCACTTTTTAAGTTTGTTCAGTATTAGTGTACAAACTTGCTTAGACACAACTTCTTCAAGCTCTGCACCATTCCATTTTCGGTGAACAATGTTGTAAGCAGTTTTTCCGTCATATAGTGCAATATCAGTAATCAGGCCCGAACGCACATTTAAAGAATTTGTCTCCAAGTCAAATGCCCATATTTGCCCCGCACTAATTTTTTGCAGTAGAGACATGGCCTCTGCATTTGTTTCAATTATTTTATCTAACATTATTTCACCTTTTTTTGGCCTTTTTTTGCCTTATCAATCTTTTTAGCCGCGTTTTTATATTCTCGTTCCAGACGTTCCATGCCCAGATTAAGGTCATTTAATAGGTCTATTGGTACTTTATAATACTGAGTTATATAACCTGGGTTCCAACGGTCAAACAATTTTAGGTCCTGTTTTTTAACTATTTTTTTCAATCTTGCCAAAAGTTGTACAGTATTAAATACAAAGATAACATTGTTTTGTACAAATTTATAAACAAAATATCTACAATCATTTTTTTGTGCCTGCCATGGACCTCCTGGTTTATCTTCTTTTGACCAGCGTTCCATTATTAGATTACCATATTTATTCATATCGTAGGTGTCGGATTTGAGCTCTATTTTAATGTTAGTTCCTTTTATTTTTAAATCGTGGCATCTAGTGTTTGCATATTCAAAAATAGGGTATTGTTCAAATAACATTCTTTCAGATTCATTTCCTAATTTAAGGTCATCATAAAAACCCATTTTACTTCCTTTGTATAATTTAAGGTACAAACCTTCTAGACGGTCTGTCTAACATATTGGGACTATTTTGTAAATGAATCCAGTTTGTAAACTTTCCCTTTGTATATGCTTCATTTTCCATAAATAGGTCATATTTTCGTAACAAAGCCGGAGTCATTTTATTAGCCAAACTCTGTGTCTTATCATCTAACAAATCAATAGCTAAGCATGTGCCGTGTAAACTTTTTTTAGCACCTCCAGCAGCAACATTTGCAGCTAAAGGTCTAAATCCAGATGACACAGATACAGATAAAATTCCAACTTCTGCCAAAAGTGCGTTTACGGCAGTTAACAGTTTTTTTGCATTTTCCAGTTTTTCAGAAGTTAGTTCTGCACTTTTTTCCCGGTCTGGATATTTTCCAGACGATGTTAAATAATCTTTTAATGTTATATTGGACATTTTTATCTCCATGTGTATAGTTTACCATTAGGGTATTTCTCACAGTTTTCTAAAATATCTTCTACAAAAGACACCAGTCCCTCATATGTGCCCCAACCATTAGAAGCACCAAGTTTTTTAAATTTTTCTGGTTCTTCTTTTAGCTTCTCTAGACCTGATTTTAAAATTGGAATAATGTCTTTAGCTAATATAAATCCGTTTTCACCAGGTCTCCAAAGTGCTTCATATAAACCAGCTTCATCTGCCATATTGGCTAAATTATGTGTAATATTTCTTTCACAAACAGTTGTTTCTACAATTGCTGTAATACTAAAGTCTAAACTCACTTTTCTGCCTTTCTTAGCTTTGTTTTCGCAACTTCCGCAGGTCTATTACCATTTTTGTCAAACCCGTTGCGGGCACGTTTTCGCTCGCTTATTTCTGTATGGCGACCATACCCAGTATTTTCCTGCTTGTACCGCCTGTAAACTTTATTCTTAATCAGGCCATATTTGTCTTCACCTGTATTCCAATCATTGTATAGTTCTTGTTTGGTTTGAACAATTTTTAAAGCAAAGGTTTCAAATGTTCCAACCACTTTTGTATATTCAAATCCACCATCAATGGCACATTCTCCGCAAGTACACCTGCGAAAGTCATGATTGGTCCGGCTAAAAACAATATCGCCGCAGCTTGGACATTCAATGGCCGCAACTTCCAGTTTAACTTCTTTGTCGTACGGTCCTCTTATTTTATATCTTCCTGACACTATTACCTCCTAAGGGCATTAGAGTATTTGCTCTATTCGCATATTCAGGCCAGAAACTACTCGATTGACTCATAAGGCTCAGTATACGGCAAAAACACTGTAAACTCCACACCTTTTTTTGCCAACATTGTCTCTACAGCCTTAGTATAACAGTATACTAGGAACTCAGAGCTGTCAAGGTTTTTAGGGCAGTTGCTGCTTAAATATTTTTGGCCCGCCATATCTTTTATTAGTCTAAGGTCATATGCTGATAATTCTACCTTTATACTCACTTTTTTCCACCTTTTTTTGCCGGTTTATAGTTTAACTTGCAAGTCTCAACTTTTTCTGACGCGAATCTGCCGTCATCTACAATAAGGCAGTTTGTATAGTAATTTATACATTCTCGCTTTGTATATTGGTCAATGTCTATCACCTTAATGTTACATAATATCATGATTGCTGCGACTGTTTCCAAGTTTCCTCCTTTTTTAACATTATTCGTCTTAATTGCCCTAGTGCTAAATTATAGTGGGACTTGACAGAGTTCTCATTTAGACCATGTTGACGTGCAATTTCTGCCAGGTTTCCGGTTTTAAAATATTGCTGCAAAACCCATTTTTTCATGTATGAAAGCCCTTCTATGGCAGCGTCTAGCGTCAGTATTTGTTCAGCATATTCAGCAGTATCATTTGGTGGCGCAGGTTCTTTCATGTAGTTTAGGCATGCAGTAACATATTTTTTCTTTTTTCTGTGAAATGTTCGTTCTGCATTTCTTTTGCAAATTTTTCTGAATGCTGCTTCGTTTTCTATGTTGCCAGCATATTTCGCAATATTATAGTTAACATCGGCATCAATTTCTTCATAATCCTGTTTGTTTAAATTTGAGGTAAAATATAGGTTTATATCTGGTTTACTCAATTTAGCTCCTGTATTTTCATGTTTAAATTACAATAACAAGTTTCTCTAAAAGAATTGTAGTCATGTTTAAAAGGTTTACATTTTTGTCTACACACTTTAACTTCTTCATAATAATTACATCCAGTTAAAAGTAAGGATATTAAAATTATGTATTTCACTTCACACCGCCTATTATCTCATCGTCAGCTTTGATTGCTTCTCTGGCTTCATCTTCAGGTAAACTTTTGCCATCCCATCCGCGATTCCAGGTTTCAAAATCACCATAATACTCCACAGCTTTTCTTAAAACCTCACGCGACTTTTTAAGCTTTTCATTCTCAACACTAAGTTTTCGATTAACTTCACGCTGCATTTCAACGCCGATTTCTCTGCACATTTTTAGGTCTTTAGATAGAGTTTCATTCTCTTCTTCCAGCTTGGTGATTTCTTCTTTATAAACAGGAATTTCGGCATCTTTTCTAAATGTTAATTCCTTTTCCAACTCCAAATAAGCACGGGCTAGAATATAAGTAGGCGCTTCTGGAACCAAAGAATTTATTACTATCTCTGCAATGTCTTTAGCATTATTCATTTTTTCTCCATTCTATATAATTGACACCAGTCACTGTGCATATATGTTGTATCTTCTTTAGGATATGTTTTATTAATTCCACATTCACATTTGTGGCCGGAGTATGCCAGTCCTTCGTCTATAGTTGCTGGCACATACGGCTCAAAATTGCAGATAAAAGTTTCAACGGTATTATTACCAACATAAAATCCACAAGTACTGCGATAGCCTACAAAATCATTTATGTAGTCTATGTAAGTAACTTCTACAATGGTGGACATTGGCACACTTGCGCCGTATTTTGAGCAACTATATAAATTGCCTTGTTTAACTGTGAATCCGCTCATACCAAATTACCTTCTTTCTGACATATTGCCTACTAATATAGTATAACATGTTTTGCAGGCAGTTACAATATTTATTTTCGTGGCCCATAGTAAAAAATAGGTGAATTATTGCTGCTAACATATTCTTCCTGAGCCTGTGGGGCATGAATTTGTAGCCAGGTATGAACCAGCCCTAGAACTTCACCCCATTGCAGGTCGTGGTCTTCTGTCATTTCTTCTAGCAGTTTTTCCATGTCTAGAGTGATATCTCCCATAGGCCGGAGTTGTTTAGATTTTAAAAAGTCTTCATATTCAACTTTATATTCTCTAAAGGTTTTTGCCAGCATAGCTGATTCTCTTGATTTTTTCTTTCTACTCATTTATTCCTCATATTCTGGAAATGTTTCTAACAGTTCTTCAATTCTATCATAAGTGTCCACAGCTTTTTTTAGTTCCTCAATATTTACCCCTACTCTTTCAAAATCAGAATAGTCTCGAGAATAATGTCTTAAATAATAATCTAATCCCTCATCTTCAATTTTTGCTCTCAGCTCCATTTTTTCTTTTTTATTTAGTTTTTTTATTTTATTCATTTATACCTCCGTTACAACTATAATATACCCAAATTCCACGCCATTGTCAAGCCGGACTGGGAATATTTTAAATAGCTCCATATCAATAACTGCCATAATCCTGCGTCTTGATATTCCTGGATATTGCTTTCTGGCCAGCCTATACATTTCTTTTTCAAATACTTTGTAGGTCTTTCGGCTAACCACGTACCTGTCTGGAATTGCATCATGAGAGTGGGCTAACCCAATTCTTTTTAATAAGGCTGGTAAATTAGTATATTCTGACTTTCTAATTTTGTATGCTTTAAATATTACTGACATGTTATCTTCCTTTGGTAAATTGTCACCACTATTCTTCAATTTCAAACTCTTTTTCTTCAATGCTAATTACCTTATTATAATTGGGGAATTGCGGTTTTGATACTTCTTCAACTGATTTAACATAGGAGGATTCATATATTACATTCCCGTCAAAATCTGTCCAATATGCTTTATAAAATGTCCGCTTCACTTTTTGTTTTGGCCTTTCTAACAGTTCTAGGCAAGGTTCTCCATTATCAAAAAAACGCCCATCTTCAGTAAAACAGTGTTCCAATTGGTTTAAAAATCGTACGCGTATAGGATATCCAATAAGTTTGTTTACTACCAATGTTGGAATAACTTCACCTTCCATACCGAGCCCCTTAACTTTGTCGCCTACTTTAAATTTTTCTATCATGTTTTTCGCCTTTGTTAACCTGTTTTATTCTATTTTACTGCCATTTATTGATAAGGATACATTTCTGAATCTACTTGAGATAATAAGTCTTCCAAAGCTGCTCTTTTTGTATTTCCAAAACCAGCAGGGCTTTCTTGCAAATTTATAAAACTACTCAAATAACAACACCACGAATTACCATCCATTTCAAATGTTAAAATTAACTCTTCTTTCATGTTAACTCCTTTTTTCTTTCCTTCATTATTTTTAATACTGCGTCTAGAATTAATTTTCCACAATCTGGGCATAAATGCTCCCATGTTATGTTTTGTTGAACTGTTGGAACAGGTTTTAATACTAAAGCACACCCCGCTCCAAAACTTTTTGTCCAATGAAAATTAGCCGATTCTGCACTAATTGATTCTGATTTACATATGTCACAGTGTATTTTTTCTATAATCATGGTTTCCGCCTTTGTTAGCCTTTATTGTACTGCCTTATTAAGCTAGTGTCAACATTTATTTTGTCTATTTCCGGTCTGTTTAGGCCAGCTAAAACTTTTCTCCGACCCTCTAAACCTCACCTAAATACTCAAATGGTAACTTAGACATTTTTTCAAGTAACGACACAATTTCTACCTCACCTGAAAATTCATTTCCAAACACATCTAACTCTACTACGTCGTAATTTTGAAAATACGGTCTAATTTCAAACGTTTGTAATGTTTCGGTATTAAACCAAAGCCCACATTTAAATTTTATGAATCTAGGTCGTTTAAAACTTTTTTCCATTTTGGCTCCTTCTAGCTTCCGGTTTGTGGTCGGCTCTTTGGGCATTATAATTCAGTTTATCCTGTAGGGCGCCGTCTAAATCTAGTCTAAATTTTCCAGCAATATCAAATATACGGATTATGGCATCTACAAGTTCTACCTCGAAACCTGTTCGGTGTGGTAGTTTATCGTCTTGTAAATTTTTGCGGTAAGCTTCTAGAGCCTCGGATACCTCAGAATGAACAAGGCATAAAAGCTCTCCTACGTTGCGGTCTAATGGTTCTCCTGTAGCTAAGTCGGACCACCATCCTGCTTTTACGTTGACATCGTGGATGCTGGCAGATAAGTTGTTTAAAGCATTTTCTTTGCTCCCTTTTTCATAAACTAACTCGTCCATAATTCTTATGTTTTCAGACCTTAAATAAGTTATGGACTTTCTTAAGGAATCAATGTCTGTACTATGTTCTGATAATGTTACATTTAAATTTTCATTTTCAGCCCTTAATGCTTCATTAGACTCAACCAAATGTTTCAAATTAGCTTTACCTGCAATCGACTGGTACTGTTTTTTATAGAAATTTAAATCTTCATTCTCTTCTTTAAACTTCGTATTCGCTTCGCTCAGCTTTGTGATTTCAGATTCTAAAGCTAAGCCCTTGTTAAAATAATCAACAGCTTTTTTATACTCATAATCATAGTTAACTTTAAGCTGTGCAACTTCGCCATTAAGCTTGGTGATTTCTGATTTCAATTCCTGATTACTATTATTTAATTCAATCATTCTTTTTTCTAACATAGGTATATAAGTATTATCGGTTTCAAGCTCATTAATAGTGTCCAAATAATTTCTGGCTAATGTATTTACATCTAAATAAGTTACCTCAAGCTGATTAACATATTTTTGATTTAATATTTTCTCTGCAATGTCTTTAGCATTATTCATT